CCTTCTGACGGCCCTACCACAATTGTTGGGGCGGCTGACGTCTACCTTAGCGATTTCGGTAGCGTCCAGATCGTACCCTCTACCAAGAGCCGCGCACGCGACGCTTACGTCATCGACCCAGATATGTGCGAAGTGGCAACGCTTCGACCTATCCAGGCTGAAGAGTTAGCGAAGACTGGCGACGCAACCAAGTTCCTCACTTTGGCGGAATACGGCTTGGTCGTCACTCAAGAAGCTGGTCTGGGCGTAGTGGCTGACCTTACCCACAGCTAGGACTAATCAATGGAAATAAAACGCAACCTGTCTAACGATGCCACAACAGGCATCAAATCAGACTTCGTATACGAAGCTGGCGAGACGCTGAAAGACGACAAGATCACCATTGCGACATCGCAAGACGTGACGGCAATCGTTGAGGCGAACAAGCGGGCTCGTAACGAGATGGATCGACACCAAAAGCATGGTGAGTGGTCAAAGGTTGCGTCCATTCCATTGAGCGTTTTGTACGACCTGAAAGCGAGAGGCATTGCTGACGATCCTAAAAAGATGAAGGCATGGCTTAACGATCCAGATAACCGTGCGTTTCGCACGCGAGACGCGCGTATTTAATGGCGATCTCGACGTACTCAGAGCTCCAGGCGAGCGTAGCCGATTGGCTAAACCGCACGGATCTGACGAGTGCGATAGGTGACTTTGTGGCTTTGGCGGAATCGCAGTTTAACCGCAGCATCCGCCATCGCTACATGATCACTCGGTCTCAAGCGACGATCGACAGCGAATACAGCGCGACACCGGCGGATTGGATACAGACGGTGAGTCTGATTCTCGAGACTAACCCTGTAACGCAGATGGAGTTTGTCACGAACGAAGCGCTGAACGCGCTGAAGTCTGGCAGCAGTGCTACTGGCACGCCATCGCGCTACAGCCACGTTGGCACTGAGATACAGGTCTTTCCATCACCAGACAACACGGCTACTGGGTACACGGCAGAGCTCGTTTACTACGCCAAGATCGAAGCGCTTTCCGACACGAACACAAGCAACTGGCTGCTCACGCACAACCCAGACATCTATCTCTACGGCACGTTGATGCAGAGCGCACCCTACCTGCAGAACGACGAGCGCATAACCGTATGGGCAAGCCTGTACCAGCGAGCGATTGATGACCTGGAAGTGAGCAACCAACGAACGGCTGGCCAGACCAGCGTCAAAATGCGAGCGGCTGCGCTCCAATAGGAATTACTTATGGCTGGCTTTAGCGACTATTTAGAAAACAAAGTGCTCGATTATGTGCTGAGCGGCGGCAGTTTCAGCCAGCCTGGCACCAAGTATCTGGCACTCTACACCGTGGCTCCAACAGACGCGGGCGGCGGCACAGAATTAAGCGGCAGCGCCTATGCGCGACAAAGCTGCGCATTTACGACGACGAGCTCGGCATCAACAAACACGTCGGCGGTCGAGTGGCCTACGGCGACCGGCAACTGGGGCACGATTGTTGCCGTTGCGATTTTTGACGGAGCGAGCTCTGGCAATTTCTTAGCCTGGTCAAACTTGACGTCTAGCAGAACGATTGAAACCGGCGACGTGTTTCGCATTCCTGCCGGCGATCTCGACGTGACCCTGGACTAAATGAGTCAGGGTTATGGCAACGGTAGCTGGAATGCTGGTCGCTATGGTCAATGGAGCTACTACGACGCTAGCGCGACTGTCGTTGCTTCAGCGAGTGTTACAGCGGCTGCGCAAGTGGTGGCAAACGCTGCGGCAGCTATCAGTGCTAGCGCTTTGGTTACTGCCAATGGTGGTCGCATTAGGGAAGCAGGCGCGACAATCGCGGCCGCTGCGACAGTTACAGCAAGCGGGCAGCGGTTTAGGCACGTTGCTGCGCTCATTGCGGCTTCGTCTAGCGTTAGCGCAAATGCAAACGTGGTTGTCCACGCAGCTGCTTCGATTAGCGCAACGAGCTCAGTCACTGCATCGTCTAGCACCTTACTCAACGGCAAGGCAACCATCGCAGCTGCTTCTGCGTTTACGGCAAGCGGCGGTCAGGTTCGCTTTGGCGTTGCAGCGATCAGTGCTCAAAGCACAGTCACGGCTTCTGGCGAAATTAAATGGCAAACGGAACCGGGTGCCGCAACCAGCTGGTCAGACGAATCCAGCGCAAGCACGACCTACACACAACAGCCCAGCGCCAGCACATCATGGCAGCGGGCAGCTTGAGGATTAAATAATGGCTGACGTCTTCACTAACGATCTGCGCATCCGCGAGCAAGAGAGCGGTTCTAATGCTGGCACTTGGGGCGGGCTCCTCAACACCACTATCCGCAACATTGCGAGTGCGTTTGGCCAGGGTAGTGAGACGATCCCAAACGCATCAACGCACACCATCACATTGGCCGATGGCGTTGCTGATGAGGCGCGCAGCCTGTACCTCAAATGCACCGGCGGTGGCCAAGCCTGCACGGTGACGCTTGCGCCTAACACCGTTAGCAAGGTTTGGATCATCAGCAATGAGACGTCTTATACGCTGACTTTTAGCCAGGGCTCTGGCGCTAACGTGGCGGTAGCTGCTGGCGCTGTGAAGGTGATTGTCACAGACGGAGCAGGTTCTGGTGCTGCTGTGGTGGATGCGTTAAGTGGGTTGGATGCCTCGCTAAGCGGCTTAACCGTAGACACCACCACACTGGTTGTTGATGCTACAAATAACAGAGTCGGTATTGGCACTAGCAGTCCGTCAAATACCTTAACGATCACAAACGGATCAAGTGGAGCGACGGAAGCCAATGGGGCAATCGTTCCACTTATGATTGAAAATAGCTCTAGCGCGTACATCAACTTTCTTACCCCTAATAACGCAAACGCTGGATTGCTGTTTAGTGACCCAGAAGGCAACAATGTTGGTCAGATGCAATATCTGCATGGGTCAAACGCTTTAGTTTTCGCAACAGGCGCTAGTGAAGCCATGCGCATCCTATCCAATCAGCGTGTTTCAATCGGCGGTACTAGCTCAAATCACCTTCTAAATGTCACAAGTTCAACAACTCCCGCTCTTGAATTTACTAGGGGGTCAGGCAACGCGACTATCGGTATAGACAACGGAAACTCTATCGCTGTTGGAGGTACTGCTGGTGATCTGGTACTGAGAGCAAGTGGCACTACAGGGGTGACGAAGTTCACGGACAGTGGCGGCAACATTACAATGACGCTGACGGAGGCTAATAACGTCGGTATTGGTACTAGCTCGCCAACAGACACGCTGAACATTTCTAGTAACACTAATCAAATTGGCTTGGACACGGGCGATCAAGCAACGTATGGCACACTTGACGTTGGGCATTTCGCCAATGGTGCGTTTATCGGCACTCAAGCTGGGTCGAATGCTGCGTCTAACTTGCTGCGGTTTGGTACTTCTGGCACAGAACGCATGCGCATCGACTCTAGCGGCAACTTGTTGGTGGGGGGGACGGACACAGACCCCGGATCAACGGGTAGTTCTGCAAACGCTGGTACTGCTATCGGCGCATCTGGTTATGTTTCCGTAGCTCGAACAGGTGGCAGTGCCATCCGCGCAGGTAGAATTGACAGCAACGGGGCGATAATTGAGTTTTTTGGTGACGGCTCAGCAGTCGGCAAAATCGGAACTGATGGCAGTGACATCTACATAGGCAGTGACGACACCAACCTTTTGTTTTTCCAAAATGGATTTTTGCCTGCCAACTCTGTTGGTGGTACGCGAGATAATGCCTCCGACCTCGGGGCAGGAAGTGCGAGATTCAAGGATTTATATCTCGCTAACGTCATGTACAGCGGTTCCGCGCGTATCGCTACAACGACAGCTAACAGCGGCGGAAAGATCCAAGTCAAAACTTTTTCTGGAGGTATTTTCCAAGTTTTCCAAAACAGCAGTGGCAGCACTATTGGCTACATCGGCAATGTAAGCAACTCTCAGACGCTATACGCACAAACATCTGATGAACGCCTCAAGGAAAACATCACAGATTCTGCCGACGCTGGAAGCAGAATAGACGCTATCCAAGTGCGTCAATTTGACTGGAAAGCTGATGGCATACACCAAGACTACGGCATGGTTGCGCAAGAGTTGCAGACCGTAGCGCCTGAAGTGGTATTCGAGCCAGAAGATTCTAACGACATGATGGGTGTGGACTACTCCAAGCTAGTCCCAATGCTTGTCAAAGAAATTCAATCACTACGCGCTCGCGTACAACAACTGGAGAATAACTAATGGCTACATTCACTTGGGTTATCTCAACCCTTGAACGCGACCTTTTACCCGAAGACATGAACGGCGCTGTAGTCGTCGCGCATTGGCGTTGTAATGCAGAGCAAACAGAAGGTACTGGCGATGACGCTGTGACCTACAACGCTTCGTCCTACGGGACGTGTAGCTTCACGCCTGATCCCACGGCGTCAGACTACATCGCTTACAACGATTTGATCGAAGCGGATGTGATTGGCTGGGTGCAGGCTGACGTTGATCAAGACGCTATCGAAGCATCACTGCAAGCGAATATCGACGGGCAAATTACACCAGCTACAGCAACAGGCACGCCCTGGGCGGCATAAGGAATAGAGCATGGAAGACGCAGTAATCACAATCGGCGACACCGATTTTAACTTCAGCGACCTGCATCCAGAGGCGCAAATCATTGTGCAGCGCGTTCGCATGTTGCGGGATCAGCAGCAACAGCTACAGATTCAGATGATCGAAAGCGAACGCACCATAAAAGCCTGGTCAGCCGATTTGCATGACCTCGTGCATGCGGTCGAAGAGGACGAGGAAGAGTCCGCCTAATGGCGATAACTCAGAAAGAGCTAGCGCAAAAGGCGTTGGCAGAGATCGAGGCGCATGAACGCGAGTGCCTGGTTCGCTTTCAGAACATAGAGCGCCGGCTAGATAGCGGCGCAAAGAATTTTGAAAAACTTGAGCGTTTAATTTTTGGATTGTACGCAATCGTTTTGGGCTCTGTTTTGTTGCCAATTTTATTGAACATGGGCTAAGCCATGATCGGCGAGATTGCGGCAATCGTCGCTGGCGTCAACGCCGCAACAAGCGCGATCAAGCAAATTGCGGAAACGACTTCAGATATCTCGAGTATTTCGGGCTTTCTATCAAGCCTGGGAGGGGCCGAGGTTGAGCTCCAACGATCGATCAACGAAGGAAAACTATCAGAGGCAGATGCGGTTAAGGCGGCGCTGGCGAAGAAAGAAATTCAATCCACCATGGCCGAGATCAAAGACCTCTTCTTAATCAGCGGAAACGGGCAGCTGTATAGCGAAGCTATGGCCGCAATGGCAGCAGCGAGGAAAGAAAAACAGGCAGAGCTTGCAAGACAAGCGGCAGCAAAAAAACAATTTTGGAAAGAGATTCAGCAGTGGGGGGCAGTGTTAGCGGTTCTTTTGTTTTTACTTCCGATGACATTGGCCCTCTTGTTGGCATACCTGACGCGATAACGCACATAGGACGAACGAATGAAGTTTGACGCAATCAAAGGAATCATCGGCAGCCTGGCACCAACAGTCGCGCAAGCGCTTGGCGGCCCGTTGGCAGGCACCGCAGCGTCAGCGATTGCGAAAGTGCTCAATTGCGAGCCAGAGCCCAAGGCTTTGCAGCAGGCAGTGCAAAACGCAACGCCAGAGCAGCTGGCAGAGATCAAGCGCGCAGACAATGACTTCGCCGTGCAAATGAAAAAGCTGGACGTTGATGTGTTTGCCTTGCAGACGGCCGACACGCAGCACGCGCGCAAAAGTTTCGCAGGGGATTGGACGCCAAAAATCATTGCGATTTTGATGGTTCTCTTTGTTGGCGGCTACATCACGATGGTCACAGTGCAGCCGCCAGACGCCAACAGCGACACCATAGTTTCGCTGGTGCTGGGTAACCTTTTCGGAGTGCTATCGACCATCAGCGCTTTTTATTTTGGCGCGTCACATAAGGCGAGCGAAAAATGAGCGAGCGACTAATCAAAATGCTCAAGCGCCACGAGGGCGTGAAGAGCCACGCTTACAAGTGCAGCGCCGGCAAGGTAACAGTAGGCGTTGGCCGCAACATTGACGAAAACGGCGGCATTGGCCTCACAGACTCCGAGATCGACATGCTGCTCGCAAACGACATCAAGCGCGTCGAGCAAGAGCTCACAGATCGATTCAATTGGTACGGCAAACTGGACAGCGTAAGGCGCGAAGCAATGATCGACATCGCATTCAATCTTGGTCTGACCAAATTGCTTGGCTTCAAAAAGGCGCTAGCCGCTATGGAAAGTGGCGACTATTACTGGGCCAGTACAGAGTTCAACGCCAGCCGCTGGGCCGAGCAGGTTGGTTATCGCGCAGAAGAGCTCTGCGACATGATTGAAACGGGTGAATATCGTGTCATTGCTTAACATCGCACCACCTCCAGGCGTCGTTAAGAACGGCACCGATTTGCAGCAGGCCAATACATGGAGCGATGCAAACTTGGTCAGGTGGTACGAAGGTTCCTTGCAGCCGGTAGGCGGCTGGCGAGCTCGTACAACGTCGGCCATGAGCGGCGTTTGCCGCGCGCTGATCGCATACCTTGATAACAGTCGCAATCGACGCACAGTCGCAGGCACGCACACGAACCTGTACTTCATCGGCGAAGACAACACGGTCACAGATATTACGCCCACTGGCTTCACAACAGGCAACGCCGACGCAGTGCAGAACCTTGGCTATGGCGGACTGACCTGGGGCGCAAGCACTTGGAACACGCCTAGGCCAGACTCAGGCGCGTACACGCCGGCAACGACCTGGTCGCTCGACACCTTTGGCGAGTACGTCATTGCGTCAGCAACGAGCGACGGCAAGATTTACCAGTGGGCCAACAGCCCGGCGTCTGCAGCTGCGCTACTGAGTAATGCGCCTACCGGCAACAACGCGATTGTCGTGAGCTCCGAGCGATTCGTATTTGCGCTCGGCGCTGGTGGTGTGGGCAATAAGGTTGCGTTTTCTGACCAAGAACAGAGCAACGTCTGGACGCCTGCGGCCACAAATCAGGCAGGTAGTTTCACCTTGGCGACAGACGGCAATCTTATGGCCGGCAAGCGCATGCGCGGCGAGACGTTGTTGCTCACAGACACAGACGCACATACGGCCAGATACCAAGGCCCGCCATTTATATACGGCTTCCAGCAAGTCGGCACGGCGTGCGGCGTCATCAGCGCCAATGCCTGCGCGACTGCCGGCGGTGCGGCTTATTGGATGGGAAATAATGGCTTCTTCGTCTACAACGGCAGCGTGCAGCCCCTGCGCAGCAGCGTCGGCGACTTCA